ATCTAAATATTTATCTTCTTTTGGCTTCAATGAATCTTTTCCTTTAATTACTGCTTTTCTAGTTGGATCAAACGGAATTAATCCTTCTTCTACGGCATCTTTCAACGATGCTCTAATATGATTATTAAACTTAATAACGGTGGATTTTACATGGTCTTTCGCATACTTGTTTAAAAAGCGTTGATATCCAACTCTATCTAAATCAGAAATCAATACCGCTGGCATATATTTCTTTATGTTCATTAACGTATCTTCGTATTTTCTATAAGTGATAGGAGATACTGTTCCTTCTTTATAAAGTTGCATCCAATCCTCAAAGTAATCTGATAATAATAGATTTTTGCGATCCCCTTTAAGGCCTTTGTTCAAGTTATATTCTAATTCGTTGGCGGCATCTTTTGCTTCGCCTTTTGTCTTAAATCCTGATTTTCTTATCTTCGTGTATTTTCCGTCATCTTTTTTGTATGAAATTTCGTATTGCCAACTATTTCCACGTTTGACTAATCTTGCCATAATTGAATCAGCTCTCTTTCTCTGATACAATAGGAACTATAAAGAAGCCTATCGTATAGGTTTGTTTTTTCATAGAACACGCTTGCTTTGGACGGTGGGCGTGTTTTTATTATTTTTTACTTACTTTACTATTAATCATATCCCATTGAGCATAGGATTTTTCTATGTTCGATCCTCTTGAACTAATTTCTCCTGTAAAAGTTACTTTATCGCCCTTTGTAAAGGTATCCGCATTGTTTAAGTCCTTCGCAAAAATTACATATGAAACTTTAGGTGTTGCAGAAATATCATTCCAACTTTTATCATCGTACTCTTTGTCTGCTATAATGGCTATTCTAGTAGTCATTGATTCGATAACAGTTCCTTCAAAAGTATATGTTTTACCACTAATATATTTAGTAAAAGCTGTATTTTGCTCAGTAGCTGGAGTAATAGAATAATAACTATCTAAGAAAGCACCCCAGTCATGATTATTTGTCTCTAAAAATTCTTCAAATTGAGTTAGGCTTTTATTGCTGCTGTTAGATGTAGTAGTTTGAGTCTCAGATGATGAGCTTTCCTGTTTGTTATTGTCATTTGCCCCATTTGATGAGGAAAGCGAGAAACCTACGGTAGTAAAAATAATCCCGATAATAAGGAGAATCATAGGTGCTTTCTTATTTGTTTTTTTGATAAATCTTACAATTAACATGATTAAACCTATAATAAATAAAACAATACCAGTAAAACCAAATATACCGTCCATTAATAGATCCTCTTTCTCTTTTGATATTGAATATTATAAACCAAGCAATTCTTTTTTCTTAAAATCGAATTCTTCTTGATTAATAATCCCTTCATCTAACAACTCTTTATACTTTTTAATTTCATCTGCACTTGAAATTTGTGTTTCTTTGGAATTATTATCTAATATAGATTGTTGCTTCTCTATATATTTTTTTAAATTTTCCATTTCAGTCCAATATTTTTTTGTAAACATAACGGTGTTTTCATCTTTCGTGGCCGCTAATATACCTCCGCGACTTTCGTTTCCGCCTAGCAAGGTAAATTGTATATAACCATTACTCATACCTGGTTTTTTTAATTGTACGGCTGATATATTTTTAAAGGGGATAGTTTTTTCTCCTTTAATACCTTGATTAACTAAATTTATAATCCTTTTCTAATATGAAATGAATCATCAGTTACTTTAATCAAGGTTTTTCCTGGAGATTTTATTAAAATCTCTTTTTCCATTTTTTCTTCCTCATTTCTGTGATATGATTTTTTTGTAGAAGCTCATATTGAGGAAAGAGTCCGTGTTGCAGCACGGGCTTTTTTATATAAGAAAACGATAAGCGCTTTCTGGTAGTCCGTAAAGATTCTTTAATTCCTCAATTCGTTTAGGATATTGATCATTGTCTTCTTTGTATAGAGAAACAATGAGATTAGCAGCAAAGCAATTAGCTTCGCTTTCTGATTTGCTTCTGATGTTCTTGTTGATACGTAATAGCTAGATAAGCCCGATGGAAAAATAGCATGACCTAATTCGTGAGCGCAAATGTAGAATCTTTCCTCAGAGTCTCGCAGTTCATCATTTAAGAAAATTATTGCACGATCTCTAATTTCTTGAAACTGCCCTTTGGGATTTCGATAAAGGAACGTATTGAATTTTAATGCCCATCTTTTCACAAATATAAAAAGGATTAGCGGACTGGTATTCCGCCTTCAACTCCTCGACTAAATTAATCGTATCCATCTCCATAAGCTCACATCTTTTTGCCTTTTTCTTTGTCTTCTTTCACAATATCCCAGAAAGTTGCTATAAGGATATCTTTTACCCGTTGGACCTGTTCAGGCGTCAGTGTTTCTCCCGCCATAAGACATATTGACATTTGAATCTAGTAATTTATCAAGTTCAACTACTTCATCTTTTGTTGCCCAGTCAGGAACTTGGTTTCTACCGAGTAATAATCAGTAGTTACATTAAATAATCTGCTACAGTTGTAGTCTTTTAGTACTAGGAGTTCTATTTTCCATTGATAATCGTGTTTTAGGTATATTTAATTCTTCTTCCAGTTGAGTTTATACTTATGCCTCTTTTGTGAGCTAATTCCTTTATTCTATCTAGTAAATTCATTTTCGCACCTCACAGCTACGAAAACTAATAAAAAATTAGTTAAAGGTGTTGACAACTAATAAAAGTATTAGTATACTGTTTTCGTAAGCTAAATATTAGCTAAAAAGACTTGATAACTAATAAACCACTTCACGGTCGCAACTCGAAATGTAATTACTAGGCATTTCTGTGTCTATTTAGCTATGTCTATATACTAATAAAAATATTAGTTATTGTCAACGAATATTAGCTAATTTTTTAGCTTACAGATTATTTTTTAGAAAGGACTATTTTTATGTCTGAGAATTTAGACTTAAAAATTCGAGCGGAGATGAGAAAAAGAAGAATGACTTTCAAAGAACTAGCTGCGCTTGTTGTATTTCAGGAGCTTATTTATCAGATATTAAACGGCAATCGTGATGGAAAAAAGCCTAAAGAACACATAGAAACTGTAAAAAATATTAGTATTCAATAGGAGGAACAGCTAATGCAATATCTAGAAGCAAAAATCCCAATTCCAGAAGGCTATGTAATTATCTCCAAGGATTATGAGGAGTTAAAAAAAGCTGATGATACTGGTAGATGGATGACGTTGCCAGAAGTGCTAGAACGGATTAACAGAAATATGATTGGTTTACTTCTAGGTTTTAAAGAACCCAAGATATAGAAATATTATCGATATCGAAAAAATAAAAATGGATTTGTCTATTATCCAGTTGAAGAAGAGACACATATCTATTTTTAAGAAGTAAAACACTTGAATTTTAGAAACAAATTTTTCGGAAATCTTAAGGAGGTAAGCGGATGGGTAAATTCAACAGAGCATTAGTATTCAGCGCGCCACTAATTATCTACGCTTTAGGACTTTGGGGAAGCAGACAAGCATTAATCGGCACAATCGTATATATGGTCTGGATTTTTATGGGGCTTGATGAAGCTGAGTACAAACAAAAAAGCCAGTCGGGAGGGACTGACTAATACAGTATCACAAGAATATTAAGTGGAGGAGCAGAAAATATGACTACAGAAGAACGGATTGCGACGGCGTTAGAAAACATTGCAAATAGCCTTAGTGCTTTGCTCGAAGACACTAAAGCTAATCGTGAGTTACGGATAAAAAATCAACAAACATTTTAGAGTTAGAAGGTAAAATTGACAATCTGACTAAAATCCTTTTGGTTAAAAGAAGGGAATTAAACCTTTTATTTTACTAGCATAATCCAGTATTGAATCTACCCTATCTTTGAAACGAGATTCCATTATAGCGATTGCTTCAGTTGTAATAAATATTCTAAAAAACGTTCCACTTGCAAGATTCCTGATATTAATCCATGTTTTTTTAATTCGTAACATGTCGATAGTACATCTTCGACTGGCCATTCAGACATGAGATCATGATGCAAATTATCTACAGATCCGAAGTGAGAAGCATCTTTTTTCAAAGAACCAGCCTTTCTTTTCTCAACGTAAGCTTTATACATTGAAGCTAACAAATATTTTGCGTCGTTTGTAAGCAAATCTAAAATTTCCAAATATTGTCACCACCTTTTTATATTTCGACAGACCACTTGCCGATAAAAAAATTATATCAAAAAGGAGAGAAGAAATAATGCAAGAATTAGTAATTTTGAAAAATAAAGAAGCTGTGACTACGAGTTTGCAAGTCGCAGATAGTTTTGAAAAAGAACACAAAATGTTTTGAGAGATATTGAAAAGTTAAAAGAAGATGTGCTCAATTTTGAGCAGATGTTTGTGGAAGGTAATGAACCAGATTCATACGGCAGAAATCGACGAGTTTTCTTCATTAGTAGAGATGGTTTTTTCTTGTTGGCTATGGTTTTACAGGAAAGAAAGCTATTTACTTCAAACAAAAATACATTGAAGCATTCAACGAAATGGAAGATGTTATTCGCAAGAATACTGTTCCTCAAACAATTGAAGATATGATGATCTACCAACTAGAAGAAATGAAAGATGTTAAAAAAGATGTCTCCATGCTTAAAGATACTATGCGAATTAGCGGACAACAAGAGTTTGAAATTAAGCAAAAAGAAATATGAAAGTTATGGAAGTTTTAGGAGGTAAAGAAAGCCGAGCTTATGAAGAAATCAGTAAAAAAGTATTCTCAAAATTTTGGTCTGAATTTAAACGTACCTTTTCAATCCCAAGATATGGCGAGTTACCTCGTAAGAGATTCGATGATGCTGTTTCATTTATTGAAATGTGGTTACCAGAAACTGCGATCCGCATGGAAATCGATCAACTGAACAGACAACAAAGACTTTTCGGTGATGAAAATGAATAGAGCTGAAGCGCTAAGAATAGGGACGGTAATTGCTAATCGCTGGTGGAGACACAATAAACCAAGCATCCTAAGCCAACAACATATTAATAAGCAAAAAGCTTGGCAACAAATAAAAAAGTGACTCAGCCGGCAAGCATAGAGTCACAAAACAAAATATATCTAAGGAGAATTTTAGCATATGAATAAAGAACTTTCCACTTTAGATCAATATTTGACTGATTCTGAATGGGGCAAGTCGAATATCAAGGAAACAAATAATCGAAAATCAGACGAAATCTTTTGACGAACGAAGAACTAGCATGTGATCAAGATGATTTGGGGAATTTGTGAGTATTTGGGATCATGTCTATCTTATTCATCTATCGAAGCGGTCCAGAAAACCTGAATACATCTATGTCATCGAAGATGGCTTGATTGATGCACTAGAAGAGTACGACAGAGATAACTTGATTGATATCTCTTATTACGGATCAGGTAAGAAATACATTGCTGAAATGGAGGCAGAATTTGATGAGTGAAAGCAAAGGGACAACGAACTTTGAAAAACTTTTTAGTCGTAAGTTAAATAAAATTCTCAAGAAAAAAGGAAATTTTGATTATTTATCTTGGGCTCACGCGTGGGAGATTATGAAAAAGAATGATCCACAGGCAACGGTAACTATTAATGAGTATAAACACTACAGGGTTGTTTCTGGAACTCATCAAGACTTTCTTGTTGAGGAATACAAACCTTTTCTTATGGACGAAACAGGACTTATGTATCTGTCTCAGTAACGGTTAAAGGACACACGGAAACCGAGTTATTTCCTGTTTTAGATTATCGAAACCAACCAGTTGTTAAACCAAATGCTATGCAAATCAATAACTCATTGAAGCGATGCTTTGTGAAAGCATTGGCTCTACACGGACTGGGATTATATGTATTTCAAGGGGAAGATATTCCAACACCACCTAGAATCGATACAAAGAAATTAAACATGCTAGAGACGATTCTAGAAGCTTTCAATGAGCAGATGGGTAAAGATATGACCAAAACCTTAATCGAATATGTTAATGAGCAGACAGATAAATTAGGGCTCTTAGCTGATAACGTTGAAACTATTGAACAGTTAAGCTATGAGCAATGTGCCTTGATGGAGCGAGCAATAGCAGCTAAGAGAAAAGAATTAGATAAGAAGTGATATGAGTGTTTAAACCATTAATCGATTCATATTCAGCGGTTCTGAAAAGTTCAAAGGAAAAGACATAGGTGCAACGATCAATGAAGAAGTGAACATTGATCGACTAAAGACGATGTATGACGGCTACGATGGCGATCGAGTCATTGAAATTCGCTTTATTGATCCACGCCGGTTCACAGTACAGCAACGAAACTTCATCTATGCGCTCATAGGCGATATTTTCATCGATACAGGCATGCCAACGGACTTCTGGAAGGAATTCTTCTACTTCCGTTTCGAAGGTGTCACAGGGCGCAAAATAAGCCTCAAAGACGAATCGAATACAACCGTGAGTGATGCTAACGTCTTAGCAAATATCATCCTAGATTTTATCTTTGAACATCATATTCCTTTCAAAGAAGGCTATGAGATTTTACCAGCGAATCAAGAGTATTACTTCTACAAATGCATTACAAAAAGAGTCTGCTGCATCTGTGGCAAAACAGGAGCTGATATTGATCACTTTGACAAAGCTTTAGGAAGACGAAAGCGCAAAGAAGTTGATCATTCAGAGTACACATTTGCAGCACTCTGCAGAATCCATCACACAGAGAAACACAAAATAGGTGTGACCAATTTCAAAAATAAGTATCAAATCAAAGGAATCAAGTTAAGTCATGAAACGATTAAAAAGTTAAGGATAGGAGGATAAATTTGGCTGAGATAAGTTGGATCAAACTTAAAACTACTATGTTTGACGATGAAAAAATACGATTAATTCAAGCTGTTCCTGAGTCGGATGCCATCATCGTTATATGGATTCGATTACTAGTTTTAGCAGGAAAGACTAACGACGATGGTCTAATATACATCCAGAGGAACATGCCTTATACCGAAGAAATGCTTGCTACATTGTTTGGCAAAAACGTAAATACGGTTCGCTTAGCACTAACCACATTGGCAAATTTCAACATGATTGATCTAGGCAGTGATGGACTAATTGCCATCAGTAATTGGGAAAAACATCAAAATATCGAGGGATGGATAAAGTAAGGCTAAAAAATGCTGAAAGAAACCGTAAATACAGAGAAAGGAAGAGACAGGAACGTCTCAAATTGGAAAATGACGTTAGCGTGACGTCACGTGACGGTACAGATAAAGATATAGAAGAAGATAAAGATATAGATAAAGAAGAAAAGAAAGGTAAGTATTCTAACGAACACTTACGCCTTGCTAAAAAGTTGCAAAGTAATTTAACTGAAGATTTTCCAAAAGAAATGAATAAAGTAGATATCGAAAAATGGGCAGACACAATCAGGTTGATGGAAGAAAGAGATAAAGCATCTATAGAAGCGATTGAGTATGTGATCAATTGGCTACCTACAAATGAATTTTGGTTTGGAAATATTAGAAGTGCTAAGAAATTGAGAGAAAAATTTGAGAAGCTCAAATTCGAAATCAAAGCAGACAAGAATAATCATAAAAAGCAAAGTCAAAAACTACAGTACAGCAATCCTAGTGAATATGACGACTTGCCAATTTAAAAAGGAGATGCATCACATGGAAAGCCTAGCAAATGCTATGGAGAAACTAATAAGAAGAGTATTAGTGCAAAGCGGAAAATGTCCAGAATGTAGCGAACCTTTGTATAGTTGGCGAGCTAAAAATAAGGATGGTTCAGAACGCTGTAAACCAACATGCATGAGTTGTGGTTATAAAGCGTTACGTGTGAAAGAGGATATACAGACCGAACGGATATATAACGACAGCTTAAAAGCACGAGCATTGAGTTTTTTTCAAAATGGTTCGGTATTAACAGATAAAACTTTGTTTAAATGCAAAATGGAGAATTATCACGTAGTGGATCAAGAAACGAAAATTGCTTTAGAAAGAGCTAAAAGCTATGTAAATGATGTCCTACTGAATCATCCTGCACATTTCATTCTATCAGGGAAATCAGGAAGCGGAAAAAGCCACTTGTCAATGGCGATAGCTTGGGAAATACTTGAGCGCTCAAATTATGACAAGAAAATACTTTTTATAAGCTATCAAGAGTTATTAGAGCAAATAAAGTTTTCTTATAACAATGCTGAACTGAGAAAAGAAATTGAAGGATCGCTTATAGCCGATATTAAAACAACTGATTTGGTGGTTTTTGACGATATTGGAGCTGAATTAGGTAGCGGGGTATCAAATAGTAGGCAGTTTACAAACAACACGTTAAACACGCTCTTAGAAGCCAGACAGAACAAGGCAACGATCATCACAACAAACTTATCTGGTCCCGAACTAAGAGAAGCCTACGGTGAAAGAATTGTTTCTAGGATATTTAAGAATTCAGAAGGTTATGCGCTGAAATTCCAACAAACAGCAGACAAGCGCATAAAACCAGTGAAAGGTAGTATCGCATGAATAAATACCGTAATAAAAAAACTGTTCATCGAAGTATCAAGTTTGATTCTATCGCAGAAGCAGAGTATTACGATCTAGCCTTGTGGCAAGCTGAAGCGAACGGCTGGAAAGTAAAACTTCAGGAAAGATTTGAGCTGATGCCGAAATTTGAACTAGACGGAAAGAAGTATCGCAAGATCGAGTATATTCCCGACTTCACATTTTATAAAAACGGCAAACTAGTCAAAGTCGTAGATGTCAAAGGAATGCAGACAAAAGACTTTAAGATCAAGGCAAAGCTGTTTTGTCATCAATATCAAGTGCCGTTGATATTAGCTAAAAAATATCGGAATACGTTCAAGGAAGAGCGTTTTTAACGAGGTGGTCCATCATGACAACAGAAGAAGTGATTCAAATGCGTATTCGAAGCCTTCAGCGTGAGATTGATGATCTGGAGCGGACAAAGGCAGTGATGGTCAATGAAACGGCGAGGAAGGCAATCGATTTGCACATAGAGAACTTAAGAAGGGAAATTCGTAGATTGGAGGAATGAGCGTGGATAAGAAAGCAGCAATGAAACGAATCATCGAACTGACGCATTCTGAGAATTGGCAAGAAGACAAAGAAATAGTTGCAGAAGTCCAAAAGTTCGGTAAATCAATGTGGACTGAAAAGCCTAAACGGAAAACGCCGAGAAGAATTGCAATCTGGCATGGTGATCGAATTCTAGTAACAGGTACTGCTGAACAGTTATCTGAAATTACTGGTCTGAGCAAAAACATTATTTGGGATAGAGCTAGGAGCTTATGGATTGATTCAAAAGGACGACAATTTAGGTATGTGGAGGAGAAATAATGGATCTCATTACACAATACAGTGACATCATCCTCAAGAAAATCATGATGAAGATTCAGAAAGATAAAAAATCAAAAGAACGAGCTGAATTAGTTAAGTTAGAAATGGCTGAAACAGGAGCAGGAGTGCGAAGTAGCAGGCATTGGAAAGCAGCAGCAAACATTGAATTTTATTACAACGAAATTCAAAAAGGATTCGATCAGATGCGTGAGCTAGATCGGCAAACAAATTGGAGCAAGAAACTTCATCAAGATCGTTTCAAATTTGTAGAAAAGTATAAAGAGATATTAGAAGAGTATTTGAGGAGGACAGCAAATGATACCGAAGTTTAGAGCGTGGTACACACCATTTAAAGATAAAACAATTGGACAAGAAATGAAATATGGGCAAGCAGGAAGGTTGATCACTCATGCTGAAATGGCTCCAGATAAATATGTGCTTATGCAATCCACAGGACTGAAAGACAAGAACGGTGTGGGGATATTTGAAGGGGATGTAGTATCAGTCAGCGTGCGAAATGGCTTCGATTACTTAGATAATAAAGTTTGTATTGTCAAAAATTCAATAGATTATTCCGGATTAGTTTGTGCCACTGTTGATGAAGACTTAGAGTATCAAATTTTTAACACAGAGCTGTTTGAAGAATACACGTATGAAGTCATCGGAAATATATACGAGAATAGCGAGTTATTGGAGGAACAGAGATGAATAAACAGAAACTGATTGATAAATATACTGCGAAGATTTAAAACAACTAGACGAACCGCAAAAGCCAGTGGTGCCTAAGTTTGTGGCGGAGTGGTTTGAAGAGAATAAAGATGATTTAGAATTTCTTATTTGGGAATTGTGTGTAGATTCTTATGGTTCTGCTGAGCAAGGGATGTTGAATTGGATTCAACAATCCGAAAACAATCCAATCGAAACCCTCATCCGCATGAAAGACGGCTACGAGGTCGAGAAAGAGCCGTTATGGGCAATAAAGAATGCCGATGGCAACTATCTTACTAAATGTGCTTTATGGGGAAAAGATGGAGTAAATTATAGTTTTGAATGCAATCCACCTTATCGATTGCTTTTCACTGATAAAGCAACAGCGGATGCTGCAGCATTGTTGGTGAATGGAACAGTGGAAGAGGAGAAAGAGAAATGAATAAACAAGAAAAGTCGGTTCTTAAAGAAGTGGAACAAGAGATTTCTCGTATGAAAGAGAGGTTTAAAACGGGGTGTGAATGCTAAATGTTCAAAATAGCATTTTATCTGTTCGATTACAAAGATGGTTCGTTTAAGAAAGTTTATTTCCATCACTGGAATGATAGCAAGCCAGTTTTTACAAAAAACAAGAGGAGAGCTCAGGAGTATTTTGATGAAAGATCAGCAAATAAAGATATAGTGCAGTTAAAAAAAGCAGAATCACCATCTGCGAAAACATTGTCAATTCGATTGGAGGAAAAAGAATGAAACTAAAAGACGGATTTTACGCTAGCAGTCACGGTATCGGCGGTTTAATGCTAGATATGCCGACAAAGAATCCTAAAACACGTAAGAAAACAAAAGTAAAAGTTGGTGACATGGTTCGCTGTGAAGCAGAGGAGTTCGTTTATCCCTTCCGAGGATACGTTAAAAAGATACTGTCAAACTCAGCAATCATTCGCATTGAAAACACGATGGAATGTGACAAGCGGTTAGCGAAAAGCAAAGAGAATTTAGCTGTAGCGAGATTAGTTGACATGGAAGTAATCAAGAGCAAATAAAAAAAGCCGGATCGCTCCGACTAACATAATAAAACAGACAAGTTTATTATATCACATAAAGGAGCGGTTTGACTTGATGCAATTGTTACGAGAGGTAGATTTCAAACAGACAAGATGTAATGCGAGAGATGTGCTGAAGAACTTTCGGCGTTTGGAACGGATGGCAGGTCGCTCTTTGATAGATATTAAGTCGCCGATTATTACGGATATGCCGAAGGCACCGAAGCACGGCAATAAGGCAGAGGACGCGATCATTCAGATGATGGATATAGAAGCGGAAAGAGATGCGATTCTAGCGGCTTTGATGGCGCTTAGTCTGATTAGCCGTCAGATACTCTACTACAGCTTCTGTGTGCCAGACAGCTTCTCAAACTACAGAATTAGCCGTGAAGTGGGTTATTCAGAAAGAAGTATACAACGGATGAAGTCGGAAGCTCTAATAGAGTTTGCAGAAGCGTATAAACATGGAAGAATAATTGCTTATAAATAATTTGGCGGTTTTTTGGCGGAATGATGGCGGTTTTTAGCTATTTACCAGTGATATTATGGTAGTGTCGAAAGATTAGTGATAGGTCTGAGACAAAATAATAATAAAAGGAACATCGTTTTATTATTGTTTCACAATTAAGCTTCGATAGACAGCAGCGGAAATATTAAGAATAAGGATGTGAATTTTAACTCCTTCTAAATTGTTCTTATTATCTATCATCCGTTGCTGTCTATTGTTATTATGTCACTGTGGCGGAAAGGTGTATCGCTCATCTAAAATTTAGGTGCAAACTGCAATGTTCGATTCATTGCCAGTGACTTAAGGAACCTACGGAAACAATTCATCTTATCGGATGCCGATGAATTGGCTGACTAGTCGGGATGCCGCTAGCAGTTAATAGGCATAAAATACTAGCGCAGACGTGTGCCACTCTCAGGTGTAGGTTAGGAGAGAAACATTAGTTGGGGTTATTAGGAATACGATAACCTGCTTGCGACAAAGCTTTGTACTGTCGCGTTGGTCATGAACAGAGACGGTATTCTGTTTCAGTATTCGTTAGCAACCGAGGGTTGGAAATGGGCGCTCAAAGTACACGAGCAAGGCGAGGTCGATAGTAATCGATGGAATCGGTGTAGGTTGCTATTACATAGTTGGTTAGATTGAGATTTGGGATTCGGTACAAATGAATCGTCAAATGTCTCAAGCACAGGATCGGAAACGTCCCTGCCTGTGCATTACATATTAGATCACTCTTTGAGTGGTCTTTTTATTTTGCGTAAAGGAGGTAACAACAATGTATAGACCACAATACTTAGAACAGAAGTATGAAGTAATCACTGTGCAAAATGGTAACGGTGAGATAGTACGAAAGTATAGAAGACCAATAAAGAGCGATACATATAAACGAAAGGAAAGCAATGAAGTTATTCCATTGTATGGCAAAAGAATAGCTAAGCATTAAATAAGATTACGAAAGGAGACGGAACATGACCGAGGAATTCTATAGATGGCTATTACAGTTGATAAGAGAAGATCGTATGGTTAAGTTCTATCAGTCTCCTAAATGGCGTAGGCTTAGAGAGAAAGCGATGAAACGAGATCACTATGAATGCCAAGAGTGTAGAAGACTAGGTAAGTATCATAGAGTAGAGAACGTTCATCATATAAAGGAAGTCAAGGATAGACCTGACTTAGCTTTAGATTTAGATAATCTTATTTGTTTATGTGTTGAACATCATAATGAAGTTCATGGCAGATATCTTACAGTGTTAGATAAACAAGAGAAGAAGATAGAAAGCTTTGCTAACTTCGATGCAAGTGAAAGGTGGTAAGTGCATGATCATCAATGACAATGGCAGAGAGTATGATACAGAAAAGATTGAAGAGTATTCATCTTATACACAAGGATTAATTAAACGTTTGATATACGTTCGCTATGTAGGTATTAGGGATCTGTTATCAGATAACTGTTGCAGTAAATACAAAGTGAATCAAGTAAGAGAAGCGTTGAATAAAGATAATAACGTTGAAAGAATAAAAATATTTTTGGATATAGCATTGAAGAGATTAATTATTACATTGACTTCGCTGAAGCTTTCATTCCGATGGTGAGATAACCCCCCCTTAAAATAAATCGCAAATTTTTTGGGGGTGATGAAACGGAGGGGGCTATCAGGAAAAGAGATTTTTTCGAACTTTATCATGAAAGGAGGGCTAAAATGTTTAAAAACGAATTGTCTCAAAATCGGTACAGAGAAAAATTGCGCCGCTCTTTAATAAGCCAATTGGAAAGCCAGAAAACAAATATTGAGCCATTTTTAGATAATGTTGATCGTTATATCAGTTTATGGGAAACGGCGATATCACTGGAAGAAGATATATCCGAGAACGGCATCAGATTGGAGAATGGTAAAAAGAATGAATCAGTAGCGTTGCTTGTTTCTGTCAACAAACAAATGGGATTGATGTTGGATAAACTTGCCATTACTCCTGAATTGGTAGGTGAAGCAAATGAATCAATTCCTGAGTTATAAGCATATTGAAAATTGGTTCAAAGCTATAGAAGAAGGCACTGTCAAGGTATGCAAAGAACAATTATTGTTAAAGAAGTATCTAGAAGAAAGAGTCTTTACTAGAGAAGATATTTACTTCGATAAGCAGATGGTAGAGGATTCAATCAATATACCATCACAATACTTTCCATTCGAATTAATTCCGTGGGAAAAATTTCTACAATGTTTTATTTATGGCGTTCGATGGAAAAAAGATAAAACGCTAGTGTTCAATAGGTATTTAACTCTGATGGGTCGAGGAAATGGCAAAACGGGTTATGCATCATGGAACAACTTCTTTTTACTAACCGCGAAACACGGTATTAAAAATTATAATATTGACATTTTTGCGAATAATGAAGATCAAGCCAAGACTAGCTTTGAAGACGTCTATCAAGTGATTAAAGCTCATCCTGATTTAGATAAAAAAGTATTCAAAGCAACCAAGGAAGTCATTAAAAATATTGCTACAAATAGCAAACTTCGTTATAACACGGCGAACGCTAGAACAAAAGATGGTAAACGGCCAGGAGCAAACCGCTTTGATGAAATTCACGAAAATGAAGATTATTCAATGATGAATGTAGCTACTTCTGGTGGTGGTAAAATTCGAGATTATAGAGAATTTTATGATACAACTAATGGTCATGTTCGAGGTGGACCACTTGATGACATTATAGAAGAATCAAAAATGATTCTTTCTGGAGAACTTGGAATTGATAAGGATGGAGCAGAATTTTCTAGTTTGTTTCCATTTATTTGTCGCTTAGATAATGATAATGAAGTTGATGATCCTGACATGTGGGAAAAAGCTTGTCCAACTATTAATTACAATGCAGATTTAAAACGGAAAATGTTTCAAGAATACTCTCAAATGCAACGTAATGCTGGTTTAAGACTTACGTTCATGACAAAACGAATGAACAGACCTATGGAAGATACACGATTTGCTGTTGCTTCATATGATGATGTTCTGCATACGAAAGAAAAAGAATTTCCTGAAAAAATGGATGAAGTGATAGGAACAGTCGATTTTGCTGATAGACGAGATTTTGCCAGCGTTGGGTTGCTAGGAAAATATGATAAAGATGTTTATTTTACACAACATACTTTTATCCACGAATCAGCCCTTCGATTACAAAACATCAAACGAGAGGTTATAGATATTTCTATAGATCAAGGAAAATCACAGATCGTTCATGGAAAAAATATAGAAGCTGATTATATTGTAGGTTGGTTTCTTGAAATGAGTAATAAATATTATATTAAAAAAATCGCTATGGATATGTACCGTGCAAAAATATTGAAGCCCGCTTTAGAAGAAGCAGGTTTTACTGTGGAAATTGTTCGAAGCGGATCTGTTACACATGGTATGTTAAAAGATCTGGTTGATGACCTTTTTATTAATCAACGTTTATTTTTTGGTGACGATGCGATTATGCGTTGGTATTGCATGAATGTATATGAAGAGCATATTTCTAATGGAAATATACGCTATGAAAAAATAGAACCTGAAACTAGAAAAACGGATGGCTTTTTTTCATTCCTTCATGGTTTGAATTTTTTAGATGATATTTATGATTCTGCTCCTGTAACAGTCACAAATAGCTCAGTAGAAAATACAGGAACTGGATTTACTCCTCTAGTATTCTAACTTGAAAGGAGGTGAGAAAGTGGGGATTTTTCAAAAGGCGGTAGGATACTTCACAAAAAAAGCAACAGTTCCTTTAGAAGAATATTTTTGTAAATTGCAAGTTGATTTTGTGTATCGAAAATTTGCAATTGAAACTTGTATCGATTTGATTGCAAATGCGATGAGTAAAGCAGAATTCAAGTCATATGAAGATGGAAAAAATAAAAAGAATGATCTGTACTATAGGCTGAATGTAGCTCCTAATAAGAAAAATAATGCAACAGAATTTAGAAAAAAACTGATCAGGAGATTAATATTCTACAATGAAGTATTGATCGTTTCTCCGTCTAATAATTCTAGCGAAATATTTATTGCGGATAGTTGGGATGTCACAGAATATGCATTGAAAGATGATGTGTTTTCTCAAGTGCAAATTAACAACATAGTCCTTGATAGAGAATTTCTAGAAAGTGATGTTATCTATATAAAATACGCAGATCAACAAATTAGGCAACTAGTCGATGCGTATTATCAAGCGTATGGGAAACTCATTTCTAGTGCTATGAATGTTTACAAGCGTTCTAACGCTCGCAGATACGTGCTGAAAGGGAATTTATTCCGATCGCAAGACAATACAACACAAGATCAAATCAATAAAATGATGACATCACAATTTAAGGCTTTTATGGAAGCTGATAATGCAGGTGCGGTATTTCAATTACAAAATGAGTACACATTAGAAGATTTCAGCGGAAACTTTCAAAGCAATTCAAGAGATATAAAAAACTTAATAGACGACATCTTTGAGATGACAGCAGCAGCGTTTCACGTTCCGAAAAACCTACTAAAGGGAGACATGAGTGGGTTATCGGATCAAGTGGACGCTTTTTTAATGTTCGAAATCATTCCAATTGCTGAACTTATTCAGGATGCGTTTAACGCTAGTCTCTATGAAGCAGAAGAATACTTGTCAGGGAATTTTGTACGTGTGGATACAACTATGATCAAGATTACTAGCTTCAAAGATTTGGTTGACGCTATTGATGTAGGCATTAGAAATGGGGTATTTACAATCAACGAAGGAAGAGAACGCGTTGGAAATGATCGCTCTGATAAGGCGATGGCAGATGAAATATTTATAACTAAAAACAACCAACAAGTATCGAAAGGAGGTGAGGCGAATGACGACAATGAAAACATTTCTAGCAGTAAAGAATGAAGGCACAGTACCGCAAATTTTTATTCAGGGATTTATTGGTTCTAGTTGGTTCTTTGAAGGGAATACTGACAAGGGAATCAAAAATATTTTGGATAGTCTAGGTGATCAAGAAGAAATTGAAGTAGTAATTAATTCAAACGGTGGAGACGTATTTCAAGGGATTGCTATTGGGAACTTACTTAAGTCAAATAAAGCAAAAATCAACGTTGTGATTAACGGATTAGCCGCTAGTGCTGCTTCAATTATCGCAATGGCTGGCAATACTGTAAAAATTTACAACAATGCGCAATTGATGATTCACCGCGCTTCCACATATGGAGAAGGTAATGTTGATGACTTCCGCACGATTGCTGACCAACTGGAATCAATTGATAAATCGGTAAAGGCTTCATATAAAACACGATTCAATGGCACAGATGAAGCATTGCAAGAACTTCTTGAAAAAGAATCGTTTATGGATGCAGAAACAGCTTTGAGTTATGGATTGGTCGATGAAATTATCGATGCAGAAAATAGCTTAGGTATTGAAGCTAAAAAAGAACAAAGCGTTGAAGAAATTTTGAATGACGTTGAAGAAAAAAGAGCAGAAAAAATTGCTGCATTTACAGCAGCATTAAATAAAACATTTGGACAAGGAGATGCAAAATAATGACAGTTAAAAATTTAAAAGGTGTAACAGCTGCAAGCGACCAATTGATGAAAGCTTTTAAAGATGGTAACGAAGAATCTTTTAGCGCAGCTATGGTAAGCTTATCTAAGGAAATTCAGGATAAAATTTTAGAAGAAGCAACAGCAAAAAATCAAGATCAATTAGTATTAATGAACCGTGGTCAGCGTGTACTAACTACACAAGAAACAAAATTCTATAACGAAGTAGTGAATAACGAAGGTTTTGCAGGAGTTGAAGAATTAGTACCAGCTACTGTATTTGAACGCGTATTTGAAGATCTAGAACAATCTCATCCACTATTGCAAAAAATTACTTTTGTTAACACAACTGGTGTAACAGAATGGATTGTGTCACGTGGAGTCAATCCAGCATGGTGGGGTAAACTGTGCGAAGCTGTTAAAAAAGTTTTAGATAATGGCTTTGACGTAATTAACATGAAGCAGTTCAAGCTATCAGGTTATATTCCTGTATGTAAGGCAATGCTTGACTTAGGTCCAGTATGGTTAGATCGTTATGTCCGTACTGTTTTAGTAGAATCATTGAGAATTGCATTAGAACAAGCAATCGTTGATGGTACTGGTAAAGATATGCCAGTCGGAATGATGCGTGACATGAGCAAACAAACTAGCGGAGAATATGCTGAAAAAACAGCAGAACCTATTACAGCTTTAGATGCTGCAACTATGGGCGGTTTGATGGCGCGACTATCAAAATTCAATATCGAAGGCGTAGATGATCCGATTTATCGTAATGTAAATCCTTCTGATGTGGTCCTAATTGTGAATCCAACAGATTACTGGTCTAAAGTATTCCCAGCTAAAACCGTACTAACTGCTAATGGAGAATATGTACAAGTATTGCCAGTACCAGTTTCAGACTTGCAGTCAACAGCTGTGCCAGAAGGAAAAGCAGTTATTGGGGTAGCTTCAGATTACTTCATGGGTGTAGGATCTACGCTAAAAATTGAAGCTTCAGATGAATACCATTTTGTTGAAGACGAACGCATTTATCTAGCTAAACAATATGCAAATGGACAACCTAAACGTAACGATAGTTTCATTGTGTTAGATATTAGCGCTTTGGGAACTACTACTACAACTACAAAACCAACAACCACAACAACTACAACACAAGCATAGGTGATCAGAATGAAGTATATTCTTTGTCAGCCGGCAATCAATCGGTTTAAATGGGAGCTTGAAGTTTGTTTAACTAATCTGAAGAAACTAGGAATCAAAGATATCGTATTGCTTTTCAGCAGACACGATGATCAGATTCCTATTTTTTTTGAGAAGGAATATGGCGTTGAAGTTCATGTGTACGATGATCTGCGGGACGACAAAGAGTATATTCCTTCGATTAAACCATATTTATGGTGGAAATATTTAGAAGAAGATCATTCGCGTGAGGACGACCGATATTTCTATATCGATTCGGATGTCATTTTCAATAAAAGAATTAATTTGCGCAAATTGCCTTCTAAAGATGATGTTTGGTATTGTAGCGACTGCTGTAGTTATCTAAGTCTTGATTATATTAGAAGCTGTGAAAACGGAGAAAATATTCTAAAAGATATGGCAAACATTGTAAATGTTACAGTAGAATCTTTGGAAACTATAAACACTAATTCAGGAGGCGCACAGTGGGTTATTAACCGTCCTAAAGCGAATTATTGGAAAAAGGTTTATCTAGATTCTAATCGGCTATATCGCTACCTTAAAGGGCAAAAAACAAATATACAAATCTGGACAGCCGAGATGTGGGCACAGCTTTGGAACATGATGTATTTCAATATCGGTCCTAAAGTTCACGAGGAATTAGACTTTTGTTTTGCTACTGACCCAATAGAAAAAGTTAAAGAAGTAAAAATCTTGCATAATGCTGGAGTAACAACAAATGATGAAGATTTATTTTTCAAAGGGAGATACGTTACTTCCACGCCTTTTGATGAAGATTTATCATTTGTAAACAAGAAAAAATGCTCTTACGCATATGTTAAAGCAATTAAGGCGGTGGTTAGATGACGCCTGAACAAGTGACTGAAGAATTGCTAATAGCTGTGAAGGATAATATTTACGTTACCTGGAACGAAGAAGATGAGTCAATTAAAAAGATGATAGCTAAAAATGCCGTTTATCTTCAAAGTAAAGTGAGTACAACTCTTTCTTTTTCGTCTGATAGCTTAGAATACGGATTGCTAATCGAAAGATGTAGATACGACTGGAATCGTGCTTTAGGTGAGTTTGAACAAAATTTCGCTAGCGAGTTATTAGGTTTCATTCAACATTATGCGCTACAAGAATATATTGCAGGTGATGGGAATGGCGAATAATCGTAGACTCGAAGAAACGTTCAACGATGGTTGGTTAAAGATTTTAACGCAAACCACCAAAAGAAATGAACTAGGAAAAAAGATTGGTTTAGAAGATACAGAAATCACTTCTTTAAAATTTAGAAATCTTTCCATGAGAGATAGTGATATAACAGCTATGGATGCGATGGGATCGAAATTAACTAAGAAAGTAAAGACTCCATTTCATCCAATCGCCAAGAAATTTAATAAAGATCAATATTTTATCGTAATCGATAGTATGCGTTACAACGTTATCTATGCCGATTACGATAATTTTTATATCTATTTTTATCTTGAAAGTGTGGGTGAATATGGTGATTGATAATTCTAAAGAAAAAGAACGTTTAAATAAGCAAATTTCTGCTATCAAAACTTCCTTAGAAGAACATTTTAAGCTCAAACTCTTTCAAGACTCTGTTGGCGAGGATGAGCTACCTGATGATTTTAATTACTTCATTCTCGAAACAGGAGAAATAGAAATGATCACTGAACCAAAATATAGCGTGGGTCAAAATCTATATCTAACTTTCTATTCAGAAAATAGAGAAGATTTAACAGGAGATTCACTAGATATTATTTCATTGATTCAAAATCGTTCGATTCATTTTCAGAGAATGGATCCCAACCATTTAAAACTAGAAAATCAAGATCGCTATATCGATCAATTGGTATTTACGTTTAGACGATTATTGAAGAGTGATTGTCATGGCTAAAAATAGTTGGGAGCTAAAAATAAATGGACATGATGAACTTCTTGTGCGGATGGAACGCTATTCAAGCGAGAGCGAACGACTGATTAACGAAGCATTGAAATCAAAAGGTTCAAATATTGCAGTGGATAGGATTACGGAAAAAATTCCTGTTTCTGAAGCAGATTTAAGAAGAGGGCACCAACACGCAAAAAATAGTCGTCCACTTAAGACTCTGTATATTAATTTGGGTTTCATCATTAGACCTACAAGAAAATTTGAGTATTTAAAATATCCTGATTTGGGGATAGGTACTTCTAAAAGAAATCAGCCAGACGAATTTATGAGAAGAGGATTAGGTCTTGCACTTGATCCAATTACAGAACTTCTGATTCGTCAATTCGATAAATTAAATAAATAGGGGGAACAACAATGGCTAAAACAACAACTGTAGTAACAACGTTCGATAACGTGAGTATCAAACGAATTGCTTTTAATTTTAAGAACGCAGAAAATGCAATCGCAACAGATTGTAACGGACAATTAGATGGCGAAACAGAAATGCAAACGGTGGTTAAAAAATGTGGAGCGACAGAAGTAAAATCAAAATCTAAACCAATCAATATGACGGTAACAATTACTGCACATGTACCGATGGAAGTTTATCGACGTTTCAATGGATTGAAACAAGATGAACGTATTAAACCAGGCATTTACTCGTACGGTCCTGATTCCGTAGGCGAAGATTTCTCACTTGCTGCAGAGATCGTGGATGACTTCGAAGAAAATAGCAAGTTAGTTGGTATGTTAGCATGCACTTCGAATACAGGATTAACATTCTCTATTGAAAATGGCGCGGATGAAGTAGCTGCGTTAGAACTAGAAACAAAAGTTATGCAAGATGAATTTGGTAAATTCTATCATGAAGCAATTGTTGCAGAACTTGAAGAAGACTTAACAGATCAATGGATGACAAATCTATCTGCTGATGTGATTAAAAAGAGTTCAACAACCACTACTACAACGACACAAGCTTAAACATAAAACGGAGGTAGCAAAATGAACGAAGATTACTCAAAAATTGAACTAAACGATGGAACGATTTTGAATTTAGAACCTAAACTGAATATCAAGAAATTATTGATGATCAATAGAGATTTTAACACAGACGAGTTTGCAAAAATGTCGATGGGAAAAGGCTCTATGGATATTACAGTTATTCAAGGTGCAAAAGCCGTGTATGTAGCTTATCGTCAAGCGAACATGGTCGATTACATTTCATTCGATGAATTTATCGATAAATGGGACTTTGATATGGAGGTTGCAGTAGCTGTATACAGTACTATGATGTTCAAACAAGCACGCGATGCTTATCAAAAAGAATTTGAAAAAGCAAATAAGGAAAAAAAGCTTCAAAAGTAAAAATACCAAAGCTCTTAGTTGAAACGTGGGTCGATGTCTATTCGATGTTGACCGACGTTTTTTCTATGCCTTCAGATTTGGTTTTAAGCGATATCTGTTTAGATGACATTTTGCAAATGGCTTACAACAAGAGTGCTTATGAAGGATGGAAAAACTATGCAATAAACCAATCCCAGAAAAACTAAAGAAAGGAGGTAAAAAATGGCTAAAAAGAGAACAGAAGCAGAAGTAACTTTCATAGCTAACGATGACGGATTGAAATCTACGTTAAAAGAAATCAGTGCTGAATTAACTAAAAATAGAGCAGAATTAAAACTAGAACAAGCTCAATTACAACAGACTGGTTCTGAATCAGACAAGTTAGGAAGTAAATTATCTTCTTTAGAAAAGCAGTATGAATTACAAAGTCAAAAAGTTGAAGTAACTAGTCAACGTTTAGCCAATGCCAAAAAATATTATGGAGAAAATTCCACCGAAGTTCAGAAACTTGAAAGAGAACTGATTAATCAACAAACAGCACAACAACGTTTGTCAAACGAAATTGATAAAACGAGTAATGCACTAGCTCAAGCAAAAGGCGAAATACAGACGTACGAGTCTACAATGCAACAGTTGGACAGTGAACAGAAAAATGTTCAAGCTAGTGCTTCTCTGATTGAATCAGAATATAAAAAATGGCAAGCAACTGCTGGTCAATCAGCTTCTGAATCCGAGAAATTAGCGAAAGCCCAAGAATTTGTTTCTCAACAATCTGAAAATGCGGAGAAAACGATAGATATCCTAAGACGACAGTTAGAAGCTACACAGTCTGAATTTGGCGCTACATCCACAGAAGCAATGCAGATGGAAGCGAAGCTTAATGATGCTGAACGTGAATTTGAAGAGTTAGGACAAGCTGCTAAAAATGTAGATACAACTAACTTGGACGATATCGGAAGCAAAATAGATATGAATAATTTAATGGAAGCTTCTGACGTTTTAAGCGACATTGGCGATAAGCTTACAGAATTAGGGAAACAAGCAGTGGACTCAGCTAACAGTGTAGGTAGTTCCCAGAGTAAGATACAAGCTAATTTTGGTTTGACTAAACAAGAGGCTGAAGAATTAACGAATGTAGCCAGAGACATTTATTATAAAGGTTTTGGAGAATCGTTAGATCAGTCCACAGATGCATTGATTTTGGTAAAGCGTAATTTAGGCGATTTAAATAATCAAGATTTACAAAATATCACGGAACAAGCTATGGTCCTAGAAAATACCATGGGCGCTGATATGGATGAAACGTTACGTGGTGTAAATGGTTTAATGGTCAATTTCGGCTTGAACGCTCAAGATGCAATGGATTTAATGGTTTCGGGTACTCAAAACGGTTTAGATAAAACGCACGAATTAGGCGACAATATGGCAGAATATAGCCAATTATGGAGTCAAATGGGATATTCAGCTGATGAAACGTTCGGAATGCTTCAAAATGGTTTAGATGCGGGTGCTTATAACCTTGATAAAGTCAATGACTTAGTTAAGGAAATGGGAATATCGTTAACAGATGGTCGATTTGAGCAAAACATGGATATGTTTAGTGAAAGTACTAGAAAAGCTTTTGAAGAGTGGAAAAATGGCGGAGGAACACAAAAAGACGTTATTAATTCCATGATTCAAGATTTTAGCAATATGGATGGTCAATACGACCAATTAAATAAAGCTTCGACAATTTGGTCTGCGCTTGGCGAAGATAATGCGATGAAAGTTGTCCAATCTTTAACTGATGTTAACCATACATTTGATGATGTTAGTGGATCTGCACAAAAAATGAATGAAGATTCTACTACTCCGTTGCAAGAGTTGAACGGGAAAATAGCTGAATTAAAGGATTCATTAGCTCCTATAGGCAACACAATCATAGATGCACTCGAACCAGTAATTGATTTTCTAGGAAAGATGGCTGATGCGTTTAATAATCTTCCACAACCAGTACAGGATTTCATTGTTGCTATAGGTGGTCTTACAGCAGCATTTGGCATACTGTTACCGGCAATACTAGCCGTGTCATATTTATTTGGTCCGATGATGCTTATAATTGGAGGAATTATAGCTGTTATAGCAGGCGTTATTGTGGCAATTAAGAACTGGGGTGCAATTACTGACTGGTTTAAGGGAATATGGAGTAAATTCACTGATTGGTTGGGTGGTACTTGGGAAAGTATAAAAGAAGGTGCCTCATCAGTTTGGGATGGAGTCAAAGAAACCTGGTCTGGATTTGTAGATTGGGTTCAAGATATTTGGCAAGGTGTTTCTGATTGGTTTGGAGAGTTATGGAACGGATTAGTCGAAGGGGCTTCCAATATCTGGCAAGGAGTCCAAGAGACTTGGAGCGAGTTTGTTAGTGATGTAAAAGACTTATGGAAAGGATTAACTGAATGGTTTAATAACTTATGGGAGTCTTTAACCGAAGGCGCATCAAACATCTGGCAAGGAGTAAAAGAAACTTGGCAGAATTTTGTTGATTGGGCAGCAAATGTTTGGGATGGCGTTAAAAAAGTTTGGTCAATCATATGGGATGATATTGTGGGTATTGTGCAAATCCCATGGACATTCATCACATCAATTATTCAAGCGGCTATTAATGTTATCGTAGGTATTTTTGATGTAGCTAAACAGCTATTTTATGTAGCGTGGCAAGCTGTTTGGACTCCTATTTCTGAGTTCTTAAGTAATACATGGAATAGCATGACAAATTTCCTAACGAATACATGGAATAATATCATTACTACATTGCATAATGTATTTGATCCTATTGTGACATGGTTTTCCAGTATATGGGAAAACATACAAAATACATTAACAATGGTGTGGAATAATATTCTAACTGTATTAACAAACACTTGGAATACTATTTCTCAAACGGCAATTGCAATCTGGCAACCTATTCAAGATTTTATTATTAATTTATCCCATGCTATTTTGGATGGAATTATAAATATTTGGAATAGTGTTGTTACTTGGTTGACTGGTACGTGGAATACAATAGCAAGTACAGCTAGTACCGTATGGAATAGTATAAAGCTTATAGTTTATAATCTAGTCCAATCAACAAAAGACGGTATAATCAGCGTGTGGACTGCCATCACAAGCTGGTTAACTGATAAATGGAATGCTATCAAGAATAGTGCATCAAATACCTGGAATAGTGTGACAAGCAGTATAAGCAATGCTACAAATGCAGCAAATAGTGTAATTCAAAGCGTTTGGAATAGTATATCTTCATGGATTAGCGGAATTTGGAACGGTATCAAAAATACTGCTTTGAATCTTTGGAATGGAATTACAAGCACTATTAGCTCTAAAGTAAACGATGGGAAAAATGCAATTTCAAGTGGTTGGTCCAATCTAACAGGTATTGTTTCAGACATATTTAATAATGTTAAAAGTACAATTGCTAACATTTGGGAAGGTATCAAAAAGACTGTTAGCACTCCGATTGATTGGATTAGAGATAAAATCAGTGGTATCTTTGATAATTTAAATATTTCTCTTCCTCACATACCCATGCCAGAATTTCACATTAGAGGAAAATTCAATCCATTAAAAGGCGAAATACCTTACTTAGACGTAAGCTGGCATGCTAAAGGTGGTATCTTTACTAAACCAACTTTACTTGGTGGAATGAACGGTGTCGGTGAAGCAGGACCTGAAGCAGTTTTACCTTTGAAAAGATCTGTGCTGCAAGAAATTGGTGATCGTATCTTGAGTAGCACATCAGTTTCATCTAGGGCACAAACGATTCAACCTGTGAACAACTACGAATTCAATTTCACAATTGATGGTAACGCAGATGAGGTTACTATGAAGCAAACAACTCAACAAATCATTGATAGCATTACAAAAGTTCAAAATGATAATGCTTCGGCATGGCGTTAAACAGGAGAGTATTTCTCCTGTTTTTTTAGTATTAAAAAGGATGTGAAAAAATGACTGATTGTATACATTCTATAATCGATGGATTTCCTGATTATTTGCATAAATTGGCTTTAGCTGAAAGACCAACCATACCTTCTCCAAAAAGACAGAGAGTTGAAACTTCTGTTTTAGGACGGTTAGGTGGCTTAGTGCAAGATTACTCGTTTGAAGATATGTCATTCACTTTGCACTATAACTACTTAGAGGATGTGGAAGACCATCAAGCTTTTAAGCAATCGTTTTATATCATGCGTCATTGGTTAAATTATGCAAAGAAATTAGAATTCTCTGATGATCCCAACGTCTATTACGTTATCCAAACTATCGATATTGGGGATGCAGAAAACGATATCGTTGAATGGGGAGAGTTTGATGTAAATATCACTGCGAAACCATTCGCAAGAGTTCAAGAAGATGTACCAATAACCGTAGATAAACCACAGTCATTTAACTTGCTGAATAATAGTTTAGAAGAAAGTTTTCCAAAGATTATCATCACTCCTTCAACTACTTCATGCCAGTTCATCTTAAATGATTATGTGTTTAGTTTTGAAGGCTTAGTAGTAGGAACTGACGTAGTCATTGATAGTGATTTGATGCTTTGCTACGAAGAGCAATCGGACGGAGATATTTTAGATCGGTCCAACAAAATGAAGACCATGCAATATCCGACATTGCAAGTGGATATTAATTATTTTAATTGTACTGGTTTGAGCAAAATACAAATTTATCGTAATGGGTTAAGGTAGGTGAAATAGATGATCGATAATTTAATAACTATTTATGATAAAAACGACGCGAATAATTTAGCTGAACATTTATATGATACGCAAGGTTTAGGCGCTTTGTCAGACTGGTTAACAGCTACTGTTAGCAATAAATTAAACGGAGCCGAGATATTTCAGGGTACTTATCCAATAAGCGGAACTAATGCAGATTTGATTGTAGAAGGACGTATTATTCAGTGTTATGTAGATGAAAATCGAGCAAAACAGCGTCTACGGATTTATTATGCAAAGACTTCTGTAATAGGAAATACGATAGAAGTAAAAGCTGAACCTATTTTCAATGATATAAGAAAATCGGTGTTGAATAAATATGACAGTGGAACAGAAAAGATCACTGCTACTCAGGCATGGCAAAACGCAAAAGCTTTAGCGAAACCAGCTATCCCTTCGCAGTTTTCTTTCTCGTCATTAGTAGATACGCTTGCTAATGTGAAGATAGAAAAGGCGAATTTTTTAGAATTCTTTGGTGGAAAAGAGGGATCTATTCTAGATCGATTCCATGGGGAATTTCTAAAAGATAATAATACATTACATCACGAAACAAGGCTAGGCACGGATCATAAAATCAAAGCGATTTATACTAAAAACTTAACTGGTCTTGACTTAGAGATAGATGCTCAAAGCGTTTTAGTTGGAGTTTATCCATTCATTAGCAGTTCTTCAGAAGGAGAAGATGAGATCACTCTACCAGAAAAAGTTATTTTCACGGATTACGTGGATGATTATCCTGCTGGATATGTTTCTTTTGTTGATTTTAAAGACAAAGCAACTGATGTAGCCACATTAAGGGAAGCTGCTAAAGACTGGTTGAAAACAAACATAGATAAACAAAAACCACAAGTGAGTGGTTCGATTGAATTAGTACCATTGAGGCATCAAAGAGGCTATGAAAAATTTGTTGATCTAGAAAAAGTTTCGATGGGTGACGGAGTAGATGTGTATCATCCACAGTTAAAAGTGAATATGTCAGCGAGAATCGTGGAATATACGTTTAATGTTTTAACTAATTCATACGATAAATTAGTTGTAGGAAACGTCAAAACAAACTTCTTAGAAAATACAGAGAATAATGTAAGCAATTTGATTAATGATGCCATTGATCAATTGAAAAATGGTGGCGGAATCAGTGATTTAATCAATGATATTGTAGATCATCAAACTGATATGATTACTGGTCAAGATGGCGGCTATGTTTTATTAGATCCTAAAGAAGCACCTAGTCGTATTTTGATTATGGACACGCCAGATAAGAATACCGCACGGAATGTTTTACAAATTAACAATGCTGGTATTGGTTTCTCTAAAACTGGTATTAATGGAACGTATGACACCGCATGGACGCTAGATGGCGGATTCAATGCCTCGTTTATTACAGCTGGTGAGATAGTAGGGATTACTATTAGAGGTACTACATTAATTAGTGATGGCACTGATTATAGAACAAGTATTGCCAATGGCAAAATGACTTGGTATTCAAAAAAAGTTAACAAAGATATTATGGAGCTAGAAGCACGTGATTATGTAAGTGCTGATGCCGGTATTGTATCATACACCATGAAAACTGGTGGTGGTTTCATGATTAGAAATCCACAGGGGAATTTGGTTTTTAGTACGTGGGATAATGGAAATAACAGACCGTTTTTATCTTTTGGTGCGCCAAATTTCAGATATAGCAATGCTAGTTATGTAACTTCTGGCGACGGTAATTCTTTGGGTATAGATGGTAGTGCGGGTAACTCATGGGAATTTAAGGTAGCTGGCAGGACTATGAAATTTACTAGTGATGGTATGCTAACATTGCCAGGTTGTTTTTTTGGTTCATGGGAAGATGGGAAACTTGCTAGGTTTGAACAATCAACGGTACAAGTATATAAAGATTTTACTGTTAGAGGTACTAAAAACTCAACCGTACCAACAGAACATTATGGACAACGACTATTGAACGCTTATGAAACGCCAGAATATTATTTCGCTGATTATGGGGAAGCCGTTACAGGTGATGATGGTAAAGTTCGTGTTGATATTGATCCCATGTTTGCTGAGACAGTAAATCTAAGTCGGTATATGACACATGTGACACCTACAGAACTAGTTTTGTGTGCTGTTACTCATGAAGATATTGACCATTTCATCATTGAAACTAGTAAGCCAAACGTATTAGTTAGATGGAATTTAGTGGCACACCGTCTAGGGTATGAAGATGTTAGATTAAAAGAGGATACAGCATATGATAGCACAGTGCTTGACCAAAAACGTTTTTAAAACGAAGACAAGGAGGTATATAAATGGCTAGCAGTTTATATAATTTGGCTCTAGATTTCAGCAAAGAATTAAACTACACCAAAGCTATTATGGCTCGTCAAGGTGACAAAGGAATTACGGTGACTGTTAAACCATTTTTAAATGGCTTACAGATGGATACGAGTGGCGGAACATTTACTTTAAAAGGAACAACACCATCTAACCGTTACGTAGATAGTGTTGCAACTAGCGTAACTAGTGAAGAAGTCACATTTTCTCTTGATGGCACATTTATGAGTGAAGCAGGATACTATAAACACTGCTACGTAGAATATAGAAAAGATAATCAAATTTTAACAACGCAAGATATTATTTTTTTCTCACTAGGAGTGTCTGACATTTCGCAAGGCCAAGCTGATGAATACGTTTCGCAATTGGAAGAGTTGATTCGAAAGTATAACGAAACTTTTGATGCTTTTATGGCTGAAATTAAAGGTAGAGTGGATAGCTTAAATAAACAGATTACTGATTTAACTGGTCAAGCTAAAACGCTACAAGACAAGTTAGATGCTCTGAAAGAAGAAATTTCTAAGTTAGGTAACTTGCATGTGATGTACTCCAACAGCATCGACTTCGGGGACTATGATTATAGTGGGAATCCGAATTTAATGTGTGTAATTAAAGCTTCTGATTTTAGGAGAGATGGCAATAGTGATGTCTTAATATCAGACGTAGGATACAATAGTATACGTTTAACTACTCAAAAGGTCAACAATATTTGGGCGTATTCTCAAAGTACCATACCTAGTTTAGTTAGTGGCAAAACGTATACTATAAGCGCAAAAGTTAAAATAGAGGAAGGTACAACTGGTAACATTGACCAGCTGAAAGTATCTTATCGTAAAGTTAACAGTGGTACGATTTTATTATCTGCTATCACTACAGGTGTAGAGGTAGGAAAAGAAATAACAATTAAGGGTACAGGTGTAGTAAATTATGCAATCAACGATTTATCAAGGTTTTATTTATCCATTGGGGTAGACGGTGATATAAACGGTAGTGTGATTGTTAGCGATGTTAAGATTGAAGAGGGTTCAACAGCCACCCCATACCAGTCAAATTTACTCGATGCGCCGTATTATTTGAGTAAGGTGGCTTTAGGTGAAAATCTAATTAAACCAGAATCACAACAACCAGTTACTAATAGTAACTATCTTATTAAAACCTATAACACCAAACCAATGGTAAAAGGCAAGAAGTATACCATCACACTGGAAGGAACTAAGCCAGCAACACAGGTTTTTAGACCATTCTTTACGCAAGCTACAGGAAGTCCATGGGGATTTGGTGATTTGAAGCCAGTAGAAGGGGTAACTGATACTTGGTCTGCAACATTTACCGCAAGTACTGATTCACACCCTACTAGCCCACAAGTGCAGATTTATCAGGTACCAAACACAAGTGTAGGTCAATGTACAATTAAGTGGTTAAAACTAGAGGAAGGCGACACCCGAACCCCGAATATTGAGCAATATAAATACCGAGGAATCGGCATGCGAGACTCAAACAATCCAAAAGATTATGTATGGGATCTAGCACCAGAATATGTCGAAGACAATCTTGCTACAGATGTTAAAATTTCTGAAATTACTGGTAAAGCAAACAATTATACCGATGGGAAAGTAGCTATTGTTAACAAAAACCTTTCAGATATATCAGCAGACTTAAATAAACAAATAGCTAATAATAAAAATAATATTGCTACTAATACAACGAATATCTCCACTAACACTACAGCTATATCTACACTACAAAATAAAAATTTATTCACGCAGAATAAAAGTACACATGGCTTAACTTGGATTGCACATAGAGGAAACAATTCAACCGCACCAGAAAATAGTATTGTAGCTTTCGAAAATGTTTATAGACACCAAGCGATAGAAACAGATATTCAGTTAACAAGCGATAATCGTTGGGTAGTTATGCATGACGAAACAGTAGATAGAACAACTAATGGTACTGGAAAAATATCAGATATGACCTATGATCAATTTAGAGCCTTAAGAATTGATACAGGTGCTAATGTTGATAAGCTAACTGATGATGAAAAAATTCCACCTAATTTAGAAGAGTTTTTATTGATATGTAAAAAAAATAATAGAATACCAGTTGTTGAAATAAAAGCTACTGGTGGATATACAAAAGAGCAACTTCAATTAATTAAAACTATTTCTGATGGAATTGGGATGACTGAAAAAACTATATTTATCAGTTTTAACTACGATATGTTAGTTTTAATGCGAGAGATATTTCCTTTTAACGAATTACAGTGGGTATATCAAGGTACAATTAATACAGATGTTATTACAAAATTAAAAACGCTCGGTTTACCTTGCGGTTTAGATATAAATGAAAATAATGCGTCTCTAACTAAAGATAATGTAAACTTGCTACATGCTAATCGCTTGAAAATTGGCGCGTGGACTGTTGGATATAATTCATTTGAAAAGATGAAAGACTTAGGAATAGATTATATCACTACGAATAGTCCATCTGGTTATTTAAAATATGCCGAATTAAGTTTGCTTAACGGTTTTACACCTACTAATGATAATGGTCAAGTCCCACAGTTTGCAGCAGAGTTAGAAGGAGGATATGTTTTTCTAAGCTTCAATGTAAAAGATGGAACAAATAATAATCAATTAACAGAAATTGCCAAACTACCTGATTGGGCTATCCCTCATGAAAAACAATATAATCAGTGTATGATACGGACGTCTAGCGGTGTATCACTAGCCACTTTTGATACGCAGGGATGGAAACATTCTACGGGTGTAACTGAAGGTACAATTACTATTGGCTTAGGCTGGTCTTCAAGAACTACCTGGGCCGCAGGTCAATGTATTTATAAAATAGATTAACTTTGCTACCAACACGCTCAATAGAGGGTGTTTTTTATTTTACAACGAAAGGAGGCTAGTTGGTTGAAAGACGAAGCAATACAAGACGTGGTAGAACGCTTAGTGCGTATTGAAACGAAGTTGGATAACTACGAATCATTACGCGAAAAAGCGGAAAGTGCAAAAGATAGAGCGGATCAGGCATATTCTATTGCGCTTAATAATGCAGAAGATATCAAAGAGATGAAAGCCAATAATAAATGGTCGTGGGGTTACATGATCGGTTTAGGCATTACAATCATTGGCTATTTCTTGACTAAATTGTAAAGGAGGTGAGAAGAAATGGTTTTACCAGATAAGTATTATCAAGTCATTAAATGGGCAGTTTTAACAGTATTACCAGCTGCTTCTGTGTTAGTAGCAACGTTAGGGAAAGCCTATGGATGGAATGGAACAGATATGACAGTACTCACTATCAATGCAGTAGCAACATTTTTAGGCGTTATCACTGGTGTGTCGGCTTATAATTTAAAAAAATAGGAGGAAACAAATGAAGAAGAAAATTACTATTACTGCGATGAGCCTGTTAACGGCTCTTTTTTTATTGCCAATTAATGGGTTTGCTGCAAAAAATGATCAGGGTGTGGATTGGTCGATTTATCAAGGGGAGAACGGAAGATTTGGGTACGCTCATGATAAATTTGCTATTGCACAAATTGGTGGTTATAACGGAGCTGGTTTATATGACCAATGGACCTACTCCACGCAAGTTGCTTCTGCAATTGCGCAAGGCAAACGAGCGCATACCTATATTTGGTGGGATGTGTGGGGTTCCCCAGCAATTGCTAAACAAACGATGGATTATTTCTTGCCAAAGATTCAAACGCCTAAAGGTTCAATTGTAGCGATTGATTTCGAGGGTGGGGCATCTTCTAATAAGCAAGCTAATACGGATGCCATTCTTTATGGTATGCGGCGAATTAAAGCAGCAGGCTATACTCCAATGCTTTATTCAGGAAAGCCGTTTTTATTAGCTAATGCTTATTATCAGCAAGTAATCAAAGAGTTTCCAGATTCGCTATGGATCTCTGCTTATCCTGATTATAATGTAACGCTAACTCCTAACTGGAATATTTTTCCATCGCTGGACGGTATCGGTATCTATCAATTTACCTCAACTTATATTGCTGGTGGATTAGATGGTAATATCGATTTAACTGGCATTACAGACAATGGTTATACAGGTTCAGATAAACCAGCAACAGATACTCCAGCAACGGATGCAGGGGAAGAAGCTAATGATACGCCAAAATCAGAAATTAAAGTGGGCGACACTGTGAAAGTGAATTTTTCAGCGAAAAACTGGGCAACTGGAGAAGCAATCCCACAATGGGTAAAAGGAGAAAGCTACAAGGTTCAACAGATAAATGGCAACAAAGTTTTACTTGCAAATATTTTATCTTGGATTGAAAAATCAAATGTAGAAATCTTGCCAGATTCTACAACTGTTCCAGACAAACCATCAGCTGCTATCCAAACCCATATCGTCCAATATGGAGAAACACTATCTTCGATTGCTGCAAAATACGGAACAACGTATCAAGCACTTGCTTCGTTAAATGGACTAAGCAATCCGAATATGATCTATGCTGGACAAGTTCTAAAAGTGAGCGGAATAGCAAATGTTACTAGAACATACACTGTTCGATCAGGCGATAATTTATCATCAATCGCATCTAAGTTAGGCACAACGTATCAAGCGCTGGCACAGCGCAATGGATTATCAAATCCTAACTTGATTTATCCAGGTCAAGTACTATCATATTAAAAAAAGCCCCTCGATGAGGGGCGGTACATAGTTAATTCAATATTTTGTCTAAAAAATATGGTATAACTTTTCTAGTAGCTTTTATTTTTGTTTTATTTATATTGTTGTATCTTCCGTTATAGATCAATGGTACATCTGTTTCGCCATATTCTGTTGAAATATGAAGTTGATAATTAGGAATCCCTTCACTTTCTGTATAGGCAATTTTTAGTGCATCACCAGGCTCAATAGTTTTAGAGTAACCCATAGATTTATATATAAGTTCACTATCGTTTTTCATATCTTTAAATTTCATGATGTCAACTTTCATGGGCACGTTTGCAGGGGAAACTAGAACAATTTTTGTGGGACTTTCATCTAATGCTATTTCATCATAAATATTCTGAGGGAAATATTTTCCTTGCGTATCTATAGAGTAGAATTCTAGAGACACATCTTCATAGTATGTTTTGTTTTTTAAAAAACCAAATATTACAAAAACGATAGCTACAATAGTTAAGATTAATTCTAAGATATCTTTGGGTGTGTATTCTTTACCTAAATACCAATGTAAAAAATTATTTACTGTTTTTATTAATTTATGTTGTTCCTCTGACATTCTTTCACCTTCCAATTCACAAATTTTATTTTATCATAACAAAATAAATTCGTAATTAGCCTATTAGAAAAATATATGCATGATGCGTGCAACGAATGATCCAGAAGGGAACACTAAAGGCGGAGCACAAGATTTTCATGATAAACGCTGGTACTTGAATATTCCGCAACGATAAAAAATAGCCCCTCGATGAGGGGCGGTACATAATTATATTGAAAACTATAAAAATCATTCGATAAAATAGTGATGTTGTCGCATATCTTCACTATCACTCATAAATAGTCACACTCCAAGATATGCGATAACAGGTTTGTTGCCACACATTCTACTGGTTGACTGTTTATGGCTTTCCGTACCCTTAGCTCAGTTGGTTAGAGCAGACGGCTCATAACCGTCCGGTCGTAGGTTCGAGTCCTACAGGGTACATTAATGTAGCCATTTGAATCGTTGTGTGTTAGAATTTTTTGAAGAGTACTATACAAGCTAAAGCTTTTCTTCATTGCCACTCAAATGAGTGGCTTTTTTATGTATCCTTTTATGGATTAATGAAAGGATGTTGCACATAGTTATACTTCTGTATATTTGAAAAGTTTTACTTTGATTTTAAATAGAAAGACATTTGGGTTAAATTGTGAGATAATAAAGAAGAGTTTAAAGCGTTCCCCAAAAACCACTCCCCCATAAGTGTGTTACGCTTTAAACTCTTTTATATTTGAAGCCATTAAAAAGCATACCATATTTTTGAAAAAAAGTGAGAAAAAAGGCTTATAATTGGAGTGATAGTTAATTAGTGACTTATTTTTGATTTTATAGCACTGATACTATAAAATATAGATATCATCATATTACACAATCTTAATACTAACTTAAAAATATCTCCTTTCATAAGTATGGTGATAAAATCCATTCCGGGCTACCTTTTTAGGTAGCCTACTTTAATCTTTATACCTTTCTGGATCAACGAAAGTATACTTTATATAGTCATAACGCCGATGATCGCTTCGTGCGTCTGGCACGTCAGTCACGACATCAAACAAAAAATATACGTCTTTCTTCATTCTCGTTTTCGCAGCAGGGATTTTAAAGTAGTTCTTATTAGAATAGTAGAGATTGATTAATAAGCTATCTTCGATTGCTAAAAAGAAAACTTCTGAATTCCATACTTTATAAAAGTCTTTGATAAATCTATTTGAAGGATCGAATTTAAACCATAATTGTGTCTCATTAAAAAGCATAACCATTACTCCAATCAGTTTTTAAACTTAGTTTCTACCTCTAATATATATCGAGTTTTTATTTTGCCTTCAGAGAATACCGTTTCTTTTTTTGCAGTTACAGGGTGTTTATTTTCGGAAAAAGCTAATATAGCTAAAATTGAAACATCCATCTGGAATTTATCTTTTTCGTTGCTTTGTTCATAAAAATCTGCATATTCATCACTGATATTTTTTCTAATAAATTCTTCCATCATAAAGATCACCTCGAAAAGAGTATACGAACAAATGTTCTTTTTGTAAAGGTGGAATTTATTATACTAAATAAATAGGTGAACAAGTACTTGTGCCAAATTAAGTGCCAAAAAAAATCGAATTTAATAAAACACAAACAAAAAGGAATCCTATTATGATAACATTTCTTATAATAACAAACACAACAGAAGACGTGTAATAGTTAGTCAGGAACGTACAAACAACCCCTGTATCCTTTGTGATACAGGGGGTTGTTTTGTGTTTGTGCCAAAAATGTGCCAAACTAGTTATCATTTTTATATAAACTATCGAATACAGCGTTGATTTTTTCTTTATCCTGATCTTCAAGTTCTCGAACAATATGAAGATAAGTAGACATTGTAGTTTCTAAACTGCTATGTCCTAACCGTTTTGATACGCTAAGTATATTTACTCCTTGATAAAGTAAAATAGATGCATGTGTATGTCTTAGTCCATGCAAAGTAAATTGCTTTTCAATCCCTAATTCTTTTAATTTTTTGCGCAAATATTTGCTGACGGCGTTTGATGAAACTAATCCATTTTTTAAGTTGAAAAAAACAAAATTATGAGGGTTTTTAACTTCAAAATTCTCGAATAATTCTTTTTGATTGATTTTAAACTTTTTTAAGAGATCAATCGTATGTTTATCAATGGAAATTTTCCTATTTGAAGTTTCGTTTTTTGTTTTTCCCCATTCATTTAATTTATAATTCCATGTTTTATTAATAGTGATGATTTGATGTTCGAAATCGATATCTTCCCATGTTAATCCTAGAAGTTCAGCAAATCGCATTCCAGTAGCACCAGCAACTAACACAAGCATAGGAGAAGAGTACTGTGCAGAAAGGTTTTCTTCTATGAGTTTCATTAAAGATTTAAATTGATCATA